CCGTCCGCGCTGACGTTATTTGAGAAGCACCTGCGCAAAGGTGGCAGTTCAGACACTACAATCAATATACGCATGAGCCATCTGAAAGCGTTGCTTAATGCAGCAGTCAATGACGGCACTGTGGAGTACAAGGTATTCCCTTTCCGCAACTATAAGATTCCGACAAAAGCCGTGCGCGACATCTGCATATCCAAGGAAGAACTGAGAAAATTGCGAGAAGCCGAGTTTAAGGGTATATCAGAACGTCGGCACACCGTGGCGAGGGATTTGTTCATGCTGTCGTTCTACTGCGCAGGAATCAATCTTACAGACCTTATGGACGCAAGGCTTGACGGCGACACCATAACCTTTGTGCGTAAAAAGACCGCAACAAAGAAGCAAGGCGAAAAAGAAGTGTCGATAACCATCCAGCCGGAGGCAAGGGTGATTATCGACAAGTATCTGACAAAAGAGGGCAAACTTGACTTCGGCTATAATTACAGCCAATATGAGCAATTCCGCTCGTTTGTCACCAAGGGGCTAAATAAGATTGGAGAGGAGTTAGGGTTTGAGAAAAAGCTGATGTACTACTCCGCCCGCAAGACATTTGTCCAATTCGGTACCAACCTCGGAATACCATTGTATATCCTTGAATATGCCATCGGGCAGACCATCAAGGACAAGAACAACCGCCCTATTCACGACTACTTTAAGGTCATGCGTCCGCAGGCTGACATGGCTATCCGAACAATCATTAGTTACTCTATGGATATGGAAGAGGAAGAAGCTCCTATTCCGGAATGGGCGAGGAAGTACATCACGAAAAGTTGAAACCGCTGAGGTCGAATGTCGGGTTCTTAACATCATCCCACGACTCAAACGCCTTGCGTGATTCCTTGATGGATGCGGAGGACGGACGGCGGAACTTATGCTCTTTGCCCTTGCCGTCTTTCACGGTGTCGGTCTTGGGATAGATGGTAACAGCGCAATCGGCATACATCAATTCGACCTGCGCGATGCTCATGCTCCACAGATAGTAAAACGGCGGGGTTATCGGGATTCCGAAAATCCGCAGCGGTTCGGCTAACCAAGGTCGCTCTTTGCAGATTTCCCAGCTTTGCCCCCAAAAAGTTCTTGATGGGTAGCTACGGCTTCCTCCCGGTTCATCTTCATTATCGTCTCCCTCATTCCTATCAGTAATGTGGTATTTATCGAGTAAACCGCCATTGCCACATCCGCTTTTTTTTTAATAAGGGAGACCTGTGTAAGCTCTATGTCAGTATAGGCACGGACGTAGGCATACCACCGCCAAAGAATGCTCCAGAATAGTTTGATTTTGAAATAACCGTTGAGGCGTGCGGCCGCAAGGCACTTATGACCGACAACAAGCTCATTGCCCCCTTTGTCGGTCATGATTCGGGATATTTTATGCAGTCCGAACTGGTTGAGGAATGGCAGGGCTATTTTCCTGCCGCGAATCTCCGCATAATCCTTTTCATTATCAACAGTGCGCTCCAGCTCTCTTTCGTCAGCCATCGAGGGCTGCGTAGGTGCTTTTGTCTTTCTTGCCATATAAATACATTAAAAGGGCGACGGCATTTCTACCGCCGCCCTCGGTTGTCGGGTAAGTTCCGGGGTTATGCTCCGGCTTCCGTGGTTGTCTTGATACCGATGTAGTAGTCTGCGCCTGTGCTGTCGGGTATGGGAGTAAGCACACAGTTGAAGTATGCGGGATTATCGCCATCTCCCATGACTGGAGTTGCGAAAATCTCCACGTCGGGGAGGTAGACCACTACCTTTTCATCGTCAGACACGAAAAGGAGCGAACACTCTATCTTCTTGGGAGTGGCGGAATAGCCTTGGAACTTCACGCCGAGAGTCGTATTGGTGGACGATGCACCCTTCTTGTTGCCGAGCAGTGATGCGATTTCGTCGGAGAACGAGGGAATCTGAAACGAAATGTCAGGGTCGCCCTTCTTGGCATAGGAAGTCCAGTTGGTCTGGTCGATGAGCTTGATTCGGGTTACGTCAGCCTCGCCCATGTTGAACGTCACACTTTCGTCAAGAATAGGGAGCTTGAAGTCGAATGTGCCGGTCAGTGCCGACGGAAGCTGGTTGATTTCTTTGTTGAGAAACACTTTCTCAACACGACCGAGGACATCGTGAAGGTCGCTCGGATTCTTTGTGGCGGTAATTTCGGTTGCTGCCATTGTTTATGAGTTTAGAGAGTTAATTTTTCTGTTGGATGAATGTCAAAATCCTTGTGGATTCTGATGTTGAATTGGATGATAAGCGTGTGGAATCCCGCGCCGTCAGAACCTCCGGCAAGAAGCAGCGGGTTGGTGGCAAGGTAGAGGTCTGTGCGTATCGGGAAAAGACCTGTCACGGCCTCCTGCAACTGATTGAGCCGAAATGTGTTCTCCAGGCCGCCCTGCACGTCACGCACGAAGATTGAGATTTTGCCACGTGTGAGCTGGTAGGTGTCTGCCGTGTCCTCGATGTTGTTGAGGGCGATAAGCAGAAACTCCTGCATCTGCTCGCCTACGGCATTGGGGCGTGTCGTGATGAAGCGGTTGGGGGTGATGTCTGCCGTCAGCTCGTCAAGCGACTGTAATACTGCCATTCGGGGAAATACAATCTTGCTCATGGTCAGTCGGGCATGGGGTGAAACATTGAGGGCATGAACATCTTGGCATAGTCGAAGTTGGCGGTCAGAACGTCTATATTCATCTCGTTTTCTTGATACGAGGCGTATTCAACGCCGTTGCAGACCACCAAAACCCAGCCTTTGGGCGACGGCTTGTGGGATTGCAGGAAAGCAATGCTTCGCTCTGCTTCCATAGTTCCGTTTGTCGAGACTTGCGCTGTAAACGTATGCTCCTGCATCTCACCGTCCCATCGTTGGCTTCCGGCATAGAATCTTTGTCCCCTGCCAAGTTTGCGGCGTAGTGGCTTGGAGATGCTTCCAGCCGAGGTCTCGATATGGACGAGCTGCCCGTTGACATACACACCTGCTGCATAGGAGTTGATGGTGTTACCCGTCATGTTGTGTCCGGCAAATATTCGTCCCTGCGTGGCGACTTGTATAAGCTCTTTCGCCGCCGGAACAAATATCTTGTTCAGGACATGACGTGCTATCAAATCCTTAGCTATCTGTGTACCTCTCTGTAATGCCGCCTCGTTGCTCATAGCCTTAGTTGCTTGGTGTGTTACACAATACTGCGGTACCTCCGCCCATGAGCTGTGTCGCGTCAATCATTACAATACGCATCCCCTTTTCAGTGCCTACAAGGTCGGTCACGTCTATAAGGTCTCCCTTTTGGATTCCTTTGACAATGCCCGGAACGCTCACACGGTAGTCCGCGATGTCAACCTTGCCCGTGGTGTTCGTGCCGGTGTTGAATGTGCGGATGTTGGTGGAACTGCTTTTGCGGCACTCTCCCTTGTAGATTTCCTTAATCACACCGTCGGGGTTGAAGCTTGTAGCCCCCTCCTTGCGGTAGATTACGCACTGATGCGGAAAACGTGGATTGTCTATCTTCTGCGCCATACCCTCATGCCTCTTGCGTGAACTCTGATTGTTGATTTGGTAAGGACCTTCTCGCCCCACTTCTCGCGCAAGTCGATATATTTCTGCCGCCATTGCTTGATGTTTTCGCCGCTGACAGTCCACCCTCCTTCGGTATGACTCCATGAGCCATCGACATCTTTCTGCGTTGCACCACCTACGGGCAGATTGGAAAGCTGATAGTAAACCTCGGCTTCTGCCAAATCAAGCTCCTTTTCGGCCAAATCCTCAATCGGAGTGTCGGGTGATAGATGCCGTTTTGCAAGAATCATCCGCAAGGCATCTTCGCTCAAAAGAGCTGAAACACCTTGCAGATAATCCTTGACGGTGTAAACCTCAGTAGGAGATTCCGGCTCACTTGGAGTGTCAGTGACTTCGGGCAATATGTCGGGAGTGTCCTCGCTCATAATTTATTAGCCTTGGATGTTCAGGTAATACATGTGACGCGTCTTGTTGGGTACGCACAAGCCTGTGACCTCCGATTTGACTACCTGTGCCATAGGCTCGTCTGTGAATACCTGTCTAAGCAGCGTGCGTCCACCGTCGTAGAGGGCTACACGCGCTCCGGGTGTTTCCATATAGAAAGGCTTTCCACACTGAACGTCACCTATAATGCCGTCTGGCACATACACAAGCACATCGTCCTCAAACGAGGGGATTTCCTGAGTTTCAATCGTTCGTGTGGTCGGATTGTATTTTTCAATAAACTCCTTGTTGTCGATTACTGTGATTGTCGCACCAATAGCGTCTTCGATGAATGCCTTGAGCGCGGTGTCTGAGATAGTTTTGCCGAAAGCGAGTCGCTGTGCAGCGTCCGATATATAAGGTCGTGTCAAAATGACGTAGGCATCGCGGAAGTAGTCAAGCTTCGCAATGGTGCGCCAAGTCTTCTTAGAGCACTCCCAATGACCGGGGCCTGCGAAGTCAACCTGTTCTGCGTTGTCTTTTACATCCTGCATGACCTCGATAGGGATTATGGTCTTGCCTACTGCGGTGTTCTGCGTCACAGTTCCGTCAGCCGCACGTTTGTACCATTTGCTGTTCTTGATATTCTTTTTAGGAATACCGAAGTCAATCTCAAACGAGATTCCGAGCGGGTTGTTTTTCTTGTCGATGACAAGTTTACCCTTGTTGGAGACGATACGGTTACGCTGGTTGCGGAAAGTGTTGTAGTTACCGCCAAGCAAATCGTCAACGCCGTTGAAAAGCAGCTGCATGACGATATTTTCCATTTCGGGAGTGGTTCGTCCAAGTTCTTTTGCGAGCAACGCCTTTTCGCGGATGATTTTGCGGTTGAGGACAATTTCGTGCTTGAAAATAGGCAGGCCGCCAGTTTTCAGCGAGAATCCGTCAGTTGATTTGGTCGCACCGTCCGAATCCTCGTCGGTATAGGTCGCGATTGTGTACGGACGGATTGTAGCCTCCACCTGCTCGAATGTCGGGTTGATAGGAATATTGGGGTTAAGCGCAAAGCCCATCTGTGCAAAAGTCGCTTCCGCATTGTATTTCTCTGCGAAAGAGTCCTCCACAAAGAGGTCGAAAGCGGAGCGGTCGCCCCTATCCACATACCCCAACGAAGCAAGCCCTTTGGCTACAATGTCGTAGTATTCTTTACCTCGTGTGTACATTGTTTGTCTGTTTTAATTGTTTATTATTCTCCTGTTCCGCCGGAAGCGGTGTATTCTCTGCCCTCGCGCATGAATGAAATCATGGGGAGGTTTGCTTCCACGGAGGGTGGGATGCCGTCGGCTCCGGCTCGGTCTGCGTAGATTTTGCCGGAGGTTACAATTGCGCCGGAAGCGAGAATAGGATTGGAGGGTATGCAGATGTCGTTGAAGATAAGTCCGTTTACCTTTGCAAGCTTGTCTGCCGCAGCGTCAGCCTTGACTATCTCGATGGTGTTTGCCTGCTGGTCGAAAATCGCCATAGAGCCTGCGGGAATCACATCGCCCGGTTGATACAGCGAAACATCGAGGTTCCCGCCGAAATGCTCAACGCGATAGGTGCGCACCCAAACGACAAGATTTCCGCCGATTTCGGCAGAGTGGCCTCCGATGGTGTTGAATGTTCCGTTCTGATAAGCCATGTTTGTTTGGATTTTGATTGTTACTGTTTCTTAGGCAGTCGCCCGGCTCGTCGTTGTTGCTCTTTGAAAGCCTCGCGGCGGCCTGCCATCTCTTTTTCCGCCTCCTTGCTTGCACCCTGTCTGCCGGAGCTTCCGTAAGGTGCTGCCCCATCGCCGTGATAGCGTTTGAGCAGCCTTTCATACTCCTTTTTGGCATTGGCGGTAACATCTTCGGCGGTGTCGTTATCCCCGATTTGCACAGCTTTCACAGCGTCCTCCCAAATCGCCTCATTCGCGACTTTCAGCGATTTGCCCTTTGCGGTCACTTCGGAGCGGAGGTTGTTTGCGGTTGCGTTCTTCGCACTCTCGACAAGTCTGCCTTCAAGCTGTTCAATACGCTTCAAAAGGTCGGGGTCTCCGCCCTTCGGTTGCGTCTCGGTTGTAGAGGGTTGAGGCTTTAAGGTTCTCTTGTAGTCCTCAATCCCGGCGGCTACATCTGTACGATACTGTCCTGTGAGCGATTTGAGGAACTTGGTGTGTTTCTCCCAATAAGCCTCGTCAGGCTCCGTTCCCTCCGCAGGGAGATTGTCGCTGATGTAGCTGTCAAGTGTTCTCTGAGAAAGGGGTGTCTCCCCAAGTTTCTCTGTGAGAGTGGATAAA